GTTGAGCAAGCCTATCCCGTAGAAGCCCAGACCCTCCACGAAGGGGTACTTCACGATGGGCATGTGCTTGAGATAGCGGTCGTCGCCTTCCTTCCAGTTGCGGCGCACCTCTAGGACAGTCTGACTGTCCTTATCGATGGTCACGCGATACGGGAGCGGCAGACCGGTGATCTTGCCCTTCTCCTGATGCTCGAACCCGGCGATGTCCAGTTCGCAGTACACCTCGTAGATCGTGTGCTTGTAATCCTCCGGGCGCATCGAGTAGGGCGAGAGACCGGCCACGTCCTTCTCGGCCTTCTCGGCTGAGTCAGGATCTGGTGCGCTGGGGGTGTGGACATCGACAGAAAGGTACGTTCCGGCAAGCTGCATCCGCTTCAACATGGATTGTTGCATGTTGATACGATGCGTTACCCGAGCGCAGTCGGAGAGCGAAACCTCGTTGTCCGACACGATGATGTCTTTGGCATCGACGGTCTTCGACACCGGGCGGCGTCTGACCGGGCAGCGGTAGACCTTCTTGAAGCCGCAGCCGCCGAAGCCCTGCATGAAGAACATGCGGTTGGTGTCGGGATAGTATTCCCGGTCCACCACCGTCAGGTACCGGTTGAAGAGTGTCTCCAGATCCTCCGCCAGAATGTCACTGTCATCCTGCTTGACCCCAGCCTGCTCATACTTCTGCTGGCGACCGGGGGTACGGATGGTGCTGGTGTTGTTGATCTTGACCGGCCCGCCAGCGGGAAGAAGCTCGCCTCGGGCGTTGGCCTGAAACCGCATCACCGCATCGAGCATGATGGGGGAGCGGATGGTCGCTTGGCCTTCTACGGCAGTGTCGGCGTCGGCGCTAGGACTTCGTGGACTTTCTACTTTAAGGGCTAAGTGCTTGATCCCGGAGGCCCTTCTTTCCAGCCAGTCCATCCGGGTCTGCTCATCGGCGTCGATGCCGTTGAGGAGTTCGTCGCAGATCCGGGCTAGCTCGTTGTCATCGATGTACTCGCCCAGATTGGTGTCGTGGACCTTGGCCCCGGCGGGATCCTTGTTGCTCGCCTTCTTGCCATCCAGACGGATGATAAGGGAGCCGTCCCTCTGCTCGATGCCGATGTCCTCGACCCCCTCCTCGGCATCCTCCTGCAGGACGACAATCGTCCCCTCCGGGAAAGGCAGCGGAGCCTGACCGGGCAGCGGGTCGTCCAAGTTCCGGTAATGCTCGGTGGGGGTCGCGCCGTTCCCGTTAAGGCCGCCGCCGTTGATAGCCATAGGTGGGGGCTCCAGAATCGCGGAGCCACCATATCACGGCTTCTAACGGATAGGAGGCTTCCCATTAATGACGCGAAGCGGCAGGTTGGGGGCTGGCATCCACAGGTAGGGCGGCTTGCGCGGCTGCCCCTGATTGGAGCGCCAATCCCCCATCGGGCTGAGCGACATCAGCATCAGCCCGTCGTCGCAGGCACAGATCAGCATCACGCCCCTCGGAGGGAGGATGTCCATCGAGCGCCAGCCGTTGAGCGCGTAATCGATCAACTGCTCGTAGATCGCCGCTATGGCAGCAAGCTGAGAGTGATCGTAGGCGCGCTCTGACCAGCGCCTGACGAACTGGTCCTCGGTCTCCGCCATCAGGCAGCCGGGGCCGGGGGCAGGGGCGGGGCCTCCGTGTAGATCATCTGGAAGATCGAGGTGGCAGTCGTCAGCCAAAGCTGGCGGCGCTCGGGTGCCCAGTACGCCCCCGGCGCGGGAAGCTCCTGCAGCAATCCCATCACGAAGGGATGCAGATCCTCCAGCGCCCCAGCATCGTCCACCATCTTCTCTTCAGTGGCCTCACCCGTGGGATACAGTTCCGCCTTCTTACGCCTTGCCATTGTCGTCTCCCTTGTTAGTCGCTGAGATCGAGCTTGCGCTCATGTCGCCGCTTGAGATCCTCTACCGTAGGCTCTGGCTCATGGGCCTTCGGCTCCGGGGCAACCTGCTGAACCGAATTGTACCCAGACCCAAACGCCTGTTTGTACATATTGTCCTGCACCGCGCTCTGAGCGGTCTGATAGGCCCTTGCCAACTCGGAAGACTGCGGAGAAGTGACCGGAATGCTGCCCTTGCTGGCGCACATCAGCGCCTCCTTGAAAATCTGCAGCTTGGCGATGTGCTTGCCATCCTCCATCTCGTACCGGCTGATCCTCGTGACAGCATCCCCTACCCTGATCATCAACTCGTCCGTCTCGAACCCAACATGACACTCGATCCGTGCCCCCGTCCGGCGGCCAACATCGTCCAACCACGGCAACAGCACGTTCCTCATGCCCGTCAGGGAGAGCGCCATGGTCACCCCAGCGCCGGGTACAGCGCCGTGGGCGCGCGGACGTACTTGTTGTCATCGATGTGATCGAGTTCATCTTCATCCGGCAACTGCGCCAGACCTATCTTCCGTAGATGGATCATGGCTTGCGTCATGGCGTCAGCGAGGTCGTCGTGCTGCCCCTTGGGCAACTCGGCCAACTCGGTGATCACCTTCTCGGCCCAATCCTTGAAGAGGTAGTCGCCATTGCCGGTTCCCTCGGCGGGGGCGTAAATCAGGCCGCACTCAAACAGATTCTGTACGGCATAGGCCCGCGCCACCTTGTCACCCTCGGGAGGGACAAGCTGGACCCCGAAATCGGAGCGATCCTGCGTTTTCGGATTATGCGAGAGCAGATCCGAGATGTGCTGCGCTCTACGGCGTAATTCTTGGGCTACGGGGTGCCCTGACGCCTTGTCTTCGATCAAAACCCGATTGACCTTGAACTTTCGGCAGGTTTCCTCGACTTTTTTGATCAAATCGTAGAGTTCGAGGCGCTCCGCCCACGCCCACATCAGGATAACTCGCCGATTTTCCCACTGGTCGCGGCAAACTCCCACAACCACCGCCCCCGAGGGGTCGTTCTGCTTCTTCTCGGTCTGCGCCGTGTCCAAACTCAGCACCGTGTAGCTCATCACCGGCAATTTCGGCCACGGGACACCAAAACGTGGACATTCCGCCGCTGTATAGGGCCTCCAGTGCTCCCGCTTGATGATCCCGCCGCCACGCGGGGCAGGCCGCTGCTGGTACTGCCCCGCATAGGCAAACGAGCCTTTCTCCCGCTCGATATTCGCGACTGCTTCGGGTGAGAATCTCTCTGGCCACGCTAAGTCTCCGTCCTCCGTGCGCGGGTCCGCCCACCCTATGGTGTTGTACGGCTCGCGCCCCGCCTCGAACTCCATCGGAACCATCAAATGACAGTACGGCCAACCTTGTTCAAGTATGAAGCCGGAAATGTCCAACTGATGGACCCGCTGCATGATGATGATGATGGCAGAATCGTCCAAGTTATTGAGCCGGTCGGTGATCGTTTCACGAAACCAACGCACGGTATCTGTACGGACGATGTCGGACTCGCTTTTATGCACATCATGAGGGTCATCAATGACGACTCGGTCTCCTCTTTCGCCGGTACCAATGCCCTTAACTGACGAAGCAAACTTACTTCCGGTCTTGTCGTTGGTGATTTTGATCTCACCTTCCTTTTCGAGATTGAATTGGTCACCCCAAAGCTCCCTGTACTTGTCGTGCATCACCAGTTTGCGGAATTTGGTGTTGTCACGCTCGGTCAGACCCGAGGAATAGGAGAAACTGACGTATCTCAGGTGCGCCATGCCCATCGGACCCCACTCCCAAGCGGGCCAGAACACGTTCACCATGAGGGATTTCATCGATCCGGGCGGCACATTGATCAATAACCGGGTGATTTTGCCCAGCGTGACCGCCTCTAGGTGCTCGCAGATCGCATACAGCACCCATCCTTCGACCAACTTGGTCTCGGGCTCCAAGATATTCCAGAATTTGCGCACAAAATCGATCAAACCGCCCGGTCGCGACTGCTTCTTACGCTCACGGCGCAGTTCAAGCTCGTCCTGCATGAGCTTGAGAACGTCAGGTGCCAGTTCAGGCGCTAAATCCGTCTCTTCTGTCACTGCTCTCTCCCCGAATCGTCGGGAGATTATGCGCTAGACCGTTACGGGCTGCTTGGGGGGTAAGGCACGCTCTCCGCCAATGGGTCGCTTACGAGAGATGGCACGCTAACACTGATTGGGTTGCTCCATCGCGATGGCACGCTAATCCGGTACGGGTTGCTAGAGGCGAGTGGCACGCTGACCAACACTGGATTGCTTGCGTTGAGTGGCACGCTGGTAACGCTTGGGTTGCTCTGACAGCGCGGCACGCTGCTTTGCCATGGGCTGCTCGTCCAGACTGGCACGCTACTCCGCATTGGACTGCTAACCAAAGATGGCACGCTTCAGTCAGATGGGTTGCTAACGCGGTTTGGCACGCTGTGCCGGTGCTGGGTTGCTCGACGGATGGGGCACGCTGTATTTCTTCGGATTGCTAAATCATGATGGCACGCTCACCGAGGACGGGTTGCTCATTGGGACCGGCACGCTGCTGCTCCTTGGATTGCTGCTGATAAGCGGCACGCTGCATGCTAGCGGGTTGCTCGATTGAGTTGGCACGCTTGACCACGTTGGTGTGCTTCCGTCGTATGGCACGCTGCTCATGGATGGATTACTTGCCGTCGATGGCACGCTTCCACGTCCGGGGTTACTCGGCACATGTGGCACGCTGTAGCTAGGCGGATTACTCACTCTCTTTGACACGCTGACAGTTGACGGGTTGCTGATAGCCATTGGCACGCTACCGCTTTGTGGATTGCTCCTGCCTAATGGCACGCTTCGCTTGGTCGGATCACTCAGCAAGGCTGGCACGCTTCCGTGAGATGGGTTGCTCGGTCTTTGCGGCACGCTCATCATTTGTGGATTTCTGCCGAGAAACGGCACGCTGCAGAGGTCTGGATTACTCATGTCGAATGGCACGCTGCTGTGCTTCGGGTTCCTTCGCTACGGAGGCACGCTAGACAACCAAGGTTTGCTCTCACTCATTGGCACGCTGTTGTTATACGGGATGCTAAGTCAATGTGGCTCGCTGTGCGGTGCTGGATTGCTTGAGCTTGAAGGCGCGCTAAGGCTACCGGGGTTACTTTCTGTGGACGGCACGCTGTCGTCACCGGGTTTGCTTATGAGGGATGGCGCGCTGTAGAAGCGGGGGTTGCTCTTCGAGGATGGCACGCTTCGTGAACGTGGATTACTAACGGTCAAGGGCACGCTGTCCTGCCTAGGATTACTTGATAACTGCGGCACGCTCCTTCTACTGGGTTGCTCTCTTCGCGTGGCACGCTGTCGTGTTTCGGGTTGCTGTTTCATAATGGCGCGCTTGTCGTTGATGGGTTGCTATGGGAAGATGGCGCGCTTCTGGTTCAGGGATTACTGAGTTCATGCGGCGTGTGGACGATTCCCGAGCTTCTCTTCTGCATAAGGCA